AGCAATGGAAGAGATTGTTGCTGAGTACGTTCAAGAGGCATTAGGCTGTACTGATATGAAAGAGATGGCTTCTATCATCGAAGCACGTTGTAATAGAGCAGCGATGGAGATGAAGATGGAAACTATCGCCGAAGTATTAAACGCTTACGAAGGTAGATTATCAGAAATTAAAGGTAGTCAGTATTTTAAAGAGATGGCTGACGAAGCTAAAGTAGCTGCTCAAGAAGGTATGGTTAAAGGACTTCACGAAATGGCAATGGCTGTAAAAGAGGAGTACAAAAAGACCTACATGAAAGAAGAAGAAGCTGTAGAAGAAAAGAAAGCTCCTAAGAAAGAGAAGAAGGAAGATAAGGAAGAGAAGGAAGAAGAATAAACCTCGCCCTGTCAAGCAATAAAAAAGCCCGAGCCTTAGTTGGTTCGGGTTTTCTTTTTTCTTATATTTATGATTAAACGTTTTAACTAATTAGTTTATATGGAGTTTAGCTTACCAACAGAGACTATTGAATTACCATCAAAAGGTCTTTTATATCCAGAAGGACATCCGTTAGCATCAGGTACTGTAGAGATGAAATACATGACTGCTAAGGAAGAAGATATCCTTACCAATCAGAATTACATTAAGAACGGCACAGTAATTGATAAGTTACTTAAGTCACTATTAGTAACTGAGTTTAATTACAATGATCTTTTAGTAGGAGATAAGAATGCAATAATGATTGCTGCTAGAATTCTATCTTACGGTAAAGATTACCCGGTTAATTTTAACGGAGAACAAGTCAACGTAGATTTATCTTTACTAGAACCTTTAGAACACAGTACGGAATATACCAGAGGCCAGAATGAATTTACAGTTAAGCTTCCTAAATCTGGTAATGAAGTTACTTTCAAGCTACTCACCCATGGAGATGAATTAGCAATTGAAAACGAAGTTAAAGGTCTTCAGAAGATTAATAAGAACAACATTGCCGAAGTAACTACTCGACTAAAGCATATGATAGTAGCTATTAACGGAACTAGAGAGAGAGCTGATATTAGAAAATTTGTTGATGGGTACTTACTGGCTCAAGATGCTAGAGCTATCAGAGAAGAGTATACAAGAGTCTCTCCTGATATAGACTTAACTTTTGAATATACTTTTGAAGACGGTAGCGAACAGGAGGTCGCTATCCCAATTGGGTTAAACTTTTTTTGGCCTGACGCCTGAGTATAGACAAATAGTATTCCAGCAGGTTCATGAGATTGTTTTCCACGGAAACGGAGGGTATGATTGGAATACTGTATATAATATGCCTATTTGGTTAAGAAAGTTTACTGCTGCTTCTATTAAGGAGCATTATGAAAAGCAAAAAGAACTTCAAGAGGAAGCTCATAAAAAAGCTCAAGGTATAGAAAACGCCACTCCTCAGAACACTCAAATAGCAAGACCTAATATAAAGTCACCTACTTACAGTACGAAGGCCTCTACAAAATAGAGGTCTTCCTATTTATAATATATTGTATATACTATGGCTGACGATCAGTTTGGAAATATAGGACCCGAAAGATTTAAACAGATTCAAGAGATGGCTGCTGATGCAGCTAGAGGAATCCGTGATATCGGGAAAGAACTAAAAGCTTCTGGTGATGACGCAGAGATAAGCTTTGCTAAACAAGTTAATCTTGCAAGAGACTTAGCCGGTATAACTGCTAGTACGTTAAAAGATAAGAAAGAAGTAGCGTCTCTAGAGAGAAGAGCAAGACAAGCTCGAGAAGATGAAGTTAAAGCTGCAAACAGATTGTCGGAAATTAATGCAAATTTAGCAGCATTAGTAGGTAAACAAGGTGAAGCAGCAGAAGAACAACGAAGACAGTTATATAGGCAACTTCAAATAACCTCAGATCTAAAAGCTAACTTCGGGAATATTGCCACAGCAGCAGAATCCTTAGTAGCAGAATCTAAAAAATTAGCATCTCAAACTAAATTTTTCGATAAATTAGTAGAAGCAGCTCAATCCATACCAGGACTAGGTCCATTAGTGGTAGGTCCGTTTAAAGAAGCGGCATCAGCAGCAAAAGAAGCAGCTGAAAAGGGTGTAGGTAAGATGCAAGTGTACCTTAAAGGTAGTGTAGCATTAGCAAAATCATTAGCTAGAAGCTTAGGTCCTGCAGCACTTCTTGCTAGTATGGTTAAATCTTCAGAAGAAACTAAAGATTTAAGTACCAATCTAGGAGTAAGTTTAGAAAGAGCTCGTCAAATTCAATTAGAGTTTGGAAACTTTGCATTACAGACCGGTGATGCTAGAATAAATTCAACAGAATTAGCAAAAGCACAAGGTCAATTGTCTGAACAATTAAGACTAGGAGCGCAATTCAGCGGTGAGGTATTAAGTAACTTTGTTAAGTTAACAGAGTATATGGGTGTTTCTGCTAAAGCAGCAGCACAATTATCTTTAATTTCAGAATCTCTAGGAGAATCTTCTTCAGAGTTTCAAGGAAACTTAGCAGAATCTGTAGTACAGTCTTCTAGAGCTTTAGGAATCAACATACCTTTAAAAGAAGCTTTTGAGGAGATAGGGAACCTATCAACAACTACTCTTATAAATCTAGGAAGAAACCCTGAACAGATAGGTAAAGCAGTAGCAGAGGCACGTAAATTAGGAATGGAGTTAGAGTCTATTAGAGGAATTTCACGATCTCTACTAGATTTTGAAAGTTCTATTGCCAACGAACTCGAAGCAGAACTTTTCACAGGTCGTGAAATCAACTTAGAAAGAGCTAGATTAGCAGCTTTAAAAGGAGACGATGTAAGTCTTACTAGAGAAATAGCTTCTCAAGTAGGTACTATATCAGAATTTGAAAACATGAGTGTTTTAGCTCGTGAAGCTTTAGCTAAATCATTTGGCCTAAATGTAGATCAATTAGGTACTATGCTGCTTAGACAAGAGGCATTGAATAAACTCGGTGACGATGCTAAAGATGCTTCTGAAGAACAGTTAAAAGCTGCACAAGCAAGAGTAACAGCTACAAAAGATTTAGGTCAAGCGTTGTTAGAAGTGCAGCAAGAAGCAGAATTATCTAAAAACTTTGAAAATAGCGCTAAGAAGATTCAAGATGCTTTCAAACAAGTAGCATTAGAGATAATGCCGCCGATAATTAAGTTGGTTGATAAGTTAGCAGACCTAGTAGCTTCGCCAATGGGTAAAGCAATTGCAGGATTAGCAGTCGGCTTAGGAGCTATTAGCGGATTAGTAGGAGCGTTGAGACCTCTACTGAGTCTAAACCCAGCGACTGCCCCATGGGTAAAAGTTGCTAATATGGGCGGAGCAGCAGGTAGAGGTGGACTAAGCAGAACACTCAGCACATTACCGGGAGGATCTAGATACGGAAGAGCAATGGCTGCTAATAGAGCAGGAAGATTCGGAGCATCGAGAGCAATGGGAGCAGGAGCAGGATTAGGTTTCGCCGCCGGAGGATCATTAGTTCAACTAGCAGGTAACTATTTTGCAGATGAATTTGAAGAGAAAGGCAATACTGCTGCAGCACAAACTACTGATGTAGTATCTGGAGCCGGACAAGGAGCTCTATACGGCGCAGCACTAGGATCTATCGTACCGGGTATTGGTACAGCAGCTGGCGCTATTGTAGGAGGAGCTATAGGACTTATTAGTGGAGGATTGGAAGCTGCTAACAGAAACGCAGAAGACGCTAAAAAAGCAAATCAAGAAAAAGAAGATCGAGTTGAGAAAGCCTTAACCAAATTAGCTGAAAAAGAAGCAACAGTCTTTATGGATAGTAATAAAGTAGGAATGGGGTTAACACTCGGTAAAAATTACGCTGTATAATGCCAATTATTAGAGATTTTAATAAAGATTTAGTCCCAATGGACAATCCTATCGAAGCTCGTAAAAACGATCTTACAAGGATTACTGAATGGCTAGCCTCTCCTGCTGGTTTGAAGTTTGCTGGTAAACAAGCACTTTTAAGAGCAACCGCTGGGAATAACTCTAAGAATAGAGCTGATCTGTTAGCAAATGTAGGTAAGGGTGCAACAGATGCTGCTTCAGCAATTGCTGTAATTTTAGCTCAAGTACCTCTAAACGGAACAGGTACTCACTTCCTTTTTAACGAATTAAGCTCATTAGCATTCCAGAATAGCTCTTTTTATGTTGGTAACCGATTTGCCTCTATGCAAGCAAACTACCAGGGTACTATCAATATAAAAACATCTAACAGGATTAGAGGAAGTCGTTTACTAGACGCAGCCGGACCTAAAGGTTACGGTTTTGGACGAGCTGGAGAATCAGACGAAGTAGGACTTACAGGAATAACTTCTGAAGATATAAAACTAGTTAATACCGACACCGTACCTGTAGTATTCTCAGTAGTAGGAGAAAGCAACTCTACATTAGTATTCAGAGGGTTTACTCAAGGTATTACAGATAACGTAAACGCAAACTGGAACAGTATTAACTATGTTGGTAGAGGAGAGACTCTATATACGTACAATTCAACTACTCGTACATTAGGATTCACATTACAAGTACCTATTTTCAGTGAAGCAGAACAGGAACCTACTTATAAAAAAGCAAATGCTCTAATTTCGTATGCTTACCCAAGGTACGGAGACACGGGATTAGCTCAAGGTACGGTACTAAAATTACGTATTGGAGATTTGATGAACTGTTTTGCAACACCAACTACCATATCTCATACAGTAGCAACCGATGTACCTTGGAGCAGAGGTAATACTGCATTACTGCTTCCCCAAGTATTGACATTCAATATTGGCGTTAATGTTATCCATGAAAAATTACCGGAAAGATATTTAGGAGAAGGTAGTCTACCTTTTTTAGGACAAAGTGAAACTGTAGATCAAGCAATCGCAGCAGTTAGTACATTCAATCAACTCAATAATATAGGCTAGGTATGAGTAGGTATATAAATTCACTTGATAGAATACAAGAAGGAGTTCCCGTAAAAGGATCCACAGTATATCCTATTATTGAGGAATCAACAGAAGATTATTATGTAATCTCAACTCTAGGAGATAGGTTTGATATCTTAGCAAATGAATACTACAACGATTCTTCACTCTGGTATATCTTAGCAGCAGCAAATCCAACCATTAGGAGAGACAGTATATACATTGAACCAGGAAATCAAATCAGGATTCCGTTGCCTTTATCAAAAGTATTAGCTAAATTAAGATCTGATAATAAGAACAGATGAGTTTCATTCCAGGTAGATTTATAAGTAAACTGGTTAAGGAGCAACTTGACGCAAGACAAGCTCTATTAAACCAATCAGATCGCCTCTCTACTGAGGGTATCTCTGCTGATGCATTTTCCTTTTTCACCAAAAAGGTACCATTTATCAGATTGACCTCAGCTATTGATATAGAAGGATCATCTAACTCTGCAGCAAACCACGTATTAGACAGTGGAGTACTTACGGGTACTGGCGATATAATCCCAGGTTACGAAGAAACGTCAACTCTAGGAATTCGACCTAAACCAGGTATCGTCTCGATGAATTTACGTACTCACAATAGATTCGGTTCTTTAAGAACAGCAACAGTAGAATTTAAAGTACACTCTGTCGAACAGTTGGATACCTACGAAGAATTATACTTAAGACCAGGTCATACTGCTTTAGTAGAATGGGGTAACAGTCTCTACCTTGATAGTGAATCAAAACAAGTTAAAGAAATCCCAGTCTTACTTTCAGAGGATTTCTTAAATCAGAGTAACGGTTTAAATTCTAAAGAAGCTATATATAACAGGATTAAAGAGCTTCGTGAAGAATATCATTTTAACTACGATGCAATGTACGGTCAAGTTAAAAACTTCAGCTGGAAGTTAAGACCGGACGGAGGTTACGATTGTACAGTAGATGTTGTATCTATTGGGAACGTTTTAGAATCAATGACATTAAACGTCAGTACACTCCCTAGAGACTTTAAACAATTCAGAGAGTTAAAACTAGAACAAGCAAAAGAGATTTCGTTTTTACCTTCTAAGACTCAGGAACTAGAAGTAGATACTACCGGAGAGAAAGGGTTAAATGAACAGGAAAACCTTCTTTTCAAGAACGTAATAGAGCCTATATTAGATAAAAAACTCTCCCCAGTTAAGAGAGAAGCACTTTTTGGATTAATTACAAGAGAATACGGAGGTTATGAGTTAGTCGCAAAGACCGGTATCTCTCCTGAAGAAGTAATGCGCACTCAAAAATTCGACAGTAAAGCTCAAGTTCTCGGAATCTCTGAGGGTCAAACAGGAGATGTAGCTCCACAAGGATTTACAGTAGTAACTACAGGTTACCCTCAAGAAGTTGGCGCTACCGGAAACGCAATCCAAACCGTACAGAACACCGCCGAGTATCAGAGATTACTTAACGCATCCATTGTATCTTACGCAGATCCGTCTAACGAATACTATATCGAACCGATCTCCAGTACTTCCGAAACATTCGGAGGACGAAGTAGAGGAGAGCAAAGATACAAAATTTTTAAGATAGTTTATGCGATTAAAATAAGACCCGCAACAGAAACGCTCGCCGGTCCTTTTCCAGCATCTGAAGAGATACCCCCAGGTCCGTACAGTGGAGATTTAGCAACTTACGAAGAAGTAGCTAAAGGTTTACAAGATTTTCAAGATCGTCAAGATAACTTCTTAGATGAGATACTAAGACAGGTCAACGACGACCTACAGTCAAGGATACACTTCTTTTTGTACTTATTAAACACCTATATAAAATCAAATATAGATTTAAGGAAAGACTATAGAGGTAACAGTACATCAGAACTACTGAGGTATAAAGAACAAAACATTCCATTAAATAATTTAGGTTTACCTTTTACTTCTGAGTACAGACAAGGGTTGAGGCGAGCAAAGATAACACCTAAAGAAGAAGGTCAGCAGATAACCTCTGATGATTTCTACAATTATATACAGCTCGGCACTTTTATTGACATGTTAAACTATTTTCTCCCAACTGTAAACGATCAAGGAGAAAAGTTATTTGCATTTCATACAGATAAGAAAGTTGTACACAGACATAAAACTCTTCCAAAGCTACACACATCAGTAGATATAAGTAAATGTTTACTTCCACAAAGTTATAGATTATCAGGCAACTATATCAAGCGAGGAGATATTCTAGATATTTTTATCGAGGTAGACTATTTAAGAGAAATCGTTACTCGTAATCTTACAACAGGAGATATTAAAGTATATGATATAGTTACTACAATCCTAGGAGACATAGTTACATGTACCGGTCAGATAAATAATTTTGAATTGCAATATTTTGAAGAAACAAATAAGTTTCATATTGTTGATCGAGAACTTATTGACCCAATCTCACAGAGAGGTAACGTCATCCCCAAATTAGATGTAATTGGAAAAAAGTCCACAGTTCTAAATTTAGACTTGACCTCTAAATTAAGTCCTGCTATCGGAGCACAAATAGCTATCGCTGCCCAGGCAGATCCTTTTTCAAATGGTATTGAGAGTTCTGGATGGGCAGATTTTAATAGAGGGCTTACTGATAGGTATAATCCATTTAAATCTTCAGATATTGATAGCGAAATCAAAAACGCTCGTAACGCTCAAGAGAAGAGGGAGAATCTGCAACGTGAATTAGCACTAGTATTTAAGTATTTAGAAATAGTATACGGTTCATCAGAGGTTGAACAAGTAATATCCTCTCTCCCAAGAGTACTAACACCGTATTCAACGTTATGTAAGATTAGAGTAACTGAATTAACAGGTATAGGTGGAAAGAGGTTCGGTATTATTATCCCGTATGAATTAGGATTGACGTTAGAAGGTATGTCTGGATTTAATGTAATGGAAAGCTTTTCTATTAACGACGAGATCCTTCCTAGATCATACCGTAATGAAGACGGAGGTGGAGTAGCATTTTTAATTACTGGCTTACAGCACAACATCTCCGCAAACGGATGGACTACTACAGTACAGTCTCAAATCTACAATACGAGTAAAAACGGAGCTCTAGTAGAAGGAAGGTTAGAACCAGTACTAATCGAAGAAACAACCCCAACAACCCCAGAACCTCCACTTAACACTAGTCAGATACCTGAATGGCCTTATTATTCAGATTCAGATGCAGTACCTGATTTTATTTGGAGTCCTTCCAGAGCAGCCGGACCTTCGATTAGGACTGTTAACCTTAATAGTTATATTCGAAACGAATATTTGCCAGCACTAGATAACATTTCAGGATATTCAAAAGGATTGAAATTGCTAGCAACAGCGATGACTTCTCAAGAAGGGTTTTACCCAAAAGCCCGCAGTTACAGAACCAATAACCCTGGAAACTTAGGAAATACCGACGACGGCAGAAATAGAGATTTCTCTACTCTTCAAAGCGGTATTCAAGAACAATTGAGGCATTTACAAAAAGTAGTTACAGGTCAAGAAAGAAATTACCCATTAGGAAGAGACAAAGACATTAAGCCTTTTTACTCTAAGGAAATTGCAAAAAACACAGTAACCTACGGACTGACTCCCTACTTACCTGGGTATAAATTCACACCTTACAGAGGAACTTTAGAACAGTTTCTAAAAATCTACGCAACTGGTCCAAGAGGAGGAAACACGTACCTTACTACTGTTATCTCCTACTTTAAACAAAATGGATATGATATTAACGAAAAGACTACATTAGAAGAAATAGATAAACTAGCTTAAAATGTACTTACCTAGAACTAAATATAGAGTATTCACCGCAACAGCACAAGACAGTTTAGCAGGTCCAGATGGAGTTTTGTATCAAGGTCCGTACTTTGAAACATTCACCGGTGAGAAATTTACCGGAAATATCCCATCTAGAAACTCTAAGCCATTAACAGATATTTTAAGTCCTGACCAAAGTAATAATTTAAGTTTCAGCATTCCGTTAGAAGTAACAGATTACGACTCGATCAGAAACGACAAGAAGGAACTACAGCTACGATCAACTTCACCGATTCCTCCCTACTACCCAAAACCTATGCCTGCTGATTATAAGAGTAAAACATTACTAAGGTATTTCGCAGTTGATAAATCAACAGGACGTACTTTAGAAATTTCAAAACAAGTATTCACTTCCTTGAGATCTAAAGAGGTGAAGTATTACTATCCAAAATACACTACAAAAGTAATCAAATGGAGTTTAGTTAATATAAACGCAAACGAGCAAACGATTTATAAAGAAGGTATTGGGTCATACTTAAAAGATCCTTCACAGTTTGTTCGTTAGAAAATAATTCGTATATTAATAAAGGTTATGAATAAGAAGTTATGTTTTATATCGTTGAAAGCGAGACTCA